TGGGTTCTCTGGCGCGTAGAATCGGCTTCTACGGCGTTTTTATAAATTTGAGATACTGAAAGATTCTCGGCATTCTTAGCCTGCCTTTCAGCGGCACTAGCGGCTCTAGCAGAGTTCATGGTAGAACCAATATCACTCATACCTACAGAAGCAGCTGAAGCTCCAGATATAGAACCGCCTATACCATTAGTTGCAGCAAGAATAGGATTAAGACCAGCTTTACGCATATCTTCTACAGCCCATTGATAACGATGTTTATAGTTTTCAACGTTCCACGCGTTAGCTTGTGCTGCATTAGCAGAATTGTAATGATTCTGAACTGCAGATCCAAGAACAGAACCAGCAACACTGCCTAAAGTATCAGAAAGCCATGACATAAAACCAACTCCTTCTAGAAGTGATCAACAAGGCCGGGTGTACCAAACATAGGCATAGGACGCACAGTAGTGTAACGGAAGCCTATGTCAAGCAAGAACTCAGGCTCACTGGGAACAGCGATAATGCGCTCAATAGGCGGATTTTCCGTAATAAACTCTTCGTTGAGAGTAGGAGCGTTTTTAAAGAACTGTGAAAGATGCCATACGTCAAGGTTGCCACCAGTTACAGAGCTGCGGAACTTGCCTGTAATCTGCGAAGGTTTATAGCGATATTCGGCATAACGTTCCTGATAGCCAAAGACAATAGTATCAGCCTCAACGCCTTGAGCATAAATTTCACGGAGCTCAATAGCCTGTTCGCCGAGATGAGCGAATGTAGGCCAGTAAAAATCATAAACAGTAGAACGAAGCCACATCTTATTGATGCCCTGCTGATAAGTAAGATCGGCACGAGCGCACACAAAGCCAAAAACATAACCATGTTCAACAAAAGATTTAGTAAAGCCATGGAACTTGGCAGCAGTAACACCATAAGCAGAAAGATTGCCTTGAGGGGAAATATCGTCGGTTGCAGAAGTCTGAGCTATTGGATTGACGTTAACCATTTTAGTGAAAGAGCCGAGGAACTCAGGGCGCTGCAGTCTTGCATCAGGAGAAACAACGCCAAAGAAAGAGCGAAGCACTTCTGTATACCGACTACCACCGCGAGCAAGACGTTCATAGAATTTCTGCATTTGGAAAGCAGTTCGCAAACTGTTGATGGTAAATATACTTGAACTATCAAGATCAGCGTAAGAATCCTTAGAAAGCCAAGAAGAACCAGGTTTACAAACAACCTGAGACGTACCAGAACCTTTAATAGCGTGACCAGCTATAGAAACACTATAACCACCTTGATAGTTTAAAGAACCGGTTCCAGTATAAACATTATGAACGCCGCCATCACTAGAAAGTTGTGCAGCGCCTAAATCGGCATTATCCTGCGCAACAAAAAAACCTGTAACAGGCTTAGGATCAACTAATGTAGCGGTACCGGCAAGGCCTATAGATACACCGGGTCCCTTCTGTGTCCATGGAAGAGCAGAAGTAAAGTAATCATGACGCTTACCGCGAGGCGGACAGGCTAAGCCGGGAACAATATCGGTACCTGACGTGAAAACCCAAGAAGGCTGTTCAGCAGATCGGGCAGAGTTCAATACTTCGTTGGTATCGCCTTTCTGAATCTTGACGGATTTCTGGAGGTTTTCGTCTCTAAACCATTCATTCCAAATAAGGTAAACACCACGAAATGGAAGAGCGCTAATACCAGATAAATTACCAGACGTATTCACGGGCAAGCCGAAATAGTCCCAAAGAGAGCCTACATAAGCATTATTAGAGTTACCAGTAGCGGTAACAGTAGGGATGACATAATCAGTACTATCATCAGGATCTTCCTGTTCAAAACAGAAATTCTGCCAGTGTTCCCAAACGAGACGGTTTGGTACAAAAAAGAAAAACCAGTCCAGATAAATATTATCCATGATAGGCTTAATAGGAGTAGCCAAACGAGCGAAGTAATTAACAGACATACGTGCAGTATCGCCAGGCAAAACCTCGTCAACAAAGACAGGTATAAGCCTGCCTGAATTAAAAGTTGTCTTATAAACATGGGAACGGTCGAACTTAGTCCTTTTCATGTACATTGCAGGAGCATCGCTGAAGCGATGTCCTCGAACTCTTATTTTTTTCCGAGCCAAAATTTCACCTTCTTCGAAGTGTAAACCTAATAATTAACCTAAAGCAAATTATTCTTAGGTTTTAGATTATTTTTGCGTCACCTACGCCAGTTACATCAAGTAAGTAACTGGAGTAGGTGACGCCTATTTTTGTGTTTCTTCATTATTTTGTTCTGAAGTGTTATTTTTTTCTTGTGTTTGTTTACTACTTACGAACCGTTGTGGTTCATCAAAGGTATATTCGCTATCATACAGACCTTGTTGTTTGAGATATTCGAGAGTTGCAGGATCATTCAAACGATTGATAAAATTCATAGGATCGTGACCAAATTCTGCTCGAACATAAGCGGGTAAACTGTAGAATTCTTCACGAACTCCGGACACAAGCTCTAACGCTGTGCTGTAGTCGCCAGGGAGCGTTGCATCTCCGAACTGCAGGTAAGCGTACTGCGAACTATCGCCGAGATCAAGAGTCATAATACCTTTTTGACCGTCTGCATACTTATTTACGATGTAATTGATATCAGTTTCATCTTTCTCGTCCTGGACCGTAAGAGAAGGCATGGTAAACTCAATACCGCAATGATCATGTTCTGATGCAGCATCGTAAGCTGTCTTAAATTTCATAGTTTCACCTCCTTTCGCAGGCGCCTATACGCGGCGGGCGTGGCGTACAAAAAAAGGGCGATCTCTATGAGATCGTCCTTTTTCTGATACGCTCTTTATTAGATTATCATTTAGTAGAATCACTGTCAATATCCAAAACATAATCTACGGCTTTACCAACCAATACAGGAACGCAGGATTCGTCATAATGCTCAACATAATAACGGCCATTAATATCGCCAAGGTTACCGACATAATAAAGACTAAAGTCTTCAGGATACTTTTTAATAAACATTTTATCATCGTTAACTATACCTTCAAAAGCTCGCAGCGCAAGCATATCATTGTGGTAAACCTGCGGAGGACTGAACTGTTCAGCCTTGGAATCATAAATGGAATAAAGTCTCAGCGGAACCATCTCCTTTTCTAAGTGCAACTAAATACCTGCGAATCATAAGATATAACGTAGCTGATATAACATAATAGTCATTATCAAGGCGTATAACTTTAGAATCATCAGGTTTAAGACGGTAAGCGGCATATTTACTTCCACGAAAAGAATAATAAAAAGGAATATTACGCTTACAACAGAAATTACTAACAGCTCTAAACTCACTAATAAGCATCACCTCACTTTCTGACTTAATGATAACACAGTCACAATACCTTGTCAAGTTTTCTGCCAAGAAAATGTTTATATTTACCTTCCTGAACGCGGCAGCGGTCAATCAATCGCTCGAAAGTATTGTTCTCCAGGTTATGCAGCATCTTCTCAATACGGTTATTGCGAATAAACTCCATCCAGTGAGGATGCGTTTCATCGAATTTCTTATCGTAATAACGAGGAGGACGCATCTTCTTACCGTTAATAACAACATAATCATTGGCATAGCATTCTTCGCCATGATCTTCGAGCCATTTTGCACCTATGCCAGGACGATTAGAAGCAACCATAAATTCAGGAATGCGACCTTTATAGTGAGAAGGAGCGTCTTTACCTGTCTGTTTTTTAACTATATAGCGAGCGACATAGGCAGCAGAATCAAAGCTAAACTCACCAATAAGATGCATACCGTATTTCCATACTTTGGCAAAACGAGAAGAAGTATAAGTATTATAACCGTCTGTACGGAACCGAAAAATTTTGTCATCAAAATCAATATTAAACAAGATGTAATGATAATGGGGGCGACCATGAAGTTCACCATATTCACCACAGCCGAGAAAGCGAATACCGCTGCCATACTCACGCCGAAGATTTTTCATGAAAGTCTGATGAAATTTCTTGCTTAAGCTTTTGTCACGCGGCAAATGATAATCGTCAAAAGTGCAAGTAACGAAATAAGCAGAAGACGAAGAACGGGCTTCGTGAACAGCACGGACAGCCCACTGTCTACTATTTTCGAGACGGCAACCGATGCATTGTTTACAAGAACAACGAATGAAACGGCTATCGCCAGAAAGCTCGGGGTGAGAGGCAAGGCTACCGTAAAAACTATAATGCTGCTTTCCATTTTTCGTAATCGCTCCTTCAACTGGGTACATAAGAATAGGATTATAACAAACCATATTAATCACCTGTACCGATTGTATCAGGATTAAGTCAGAATGTCAAATCCTAAATCCACCTCGTCCTACTCTTTTAAAATTTCTGCGACGAGATCTGGAGGTACGCCGAAAAAGACGGCGAGAACCTCGTTTAGACAAGCGACGCCGTCTCATTTAGCATCCCTCCAAGAACCGAAAAAACGGCTAGTTTTTTTAGAATCATTCTTATTAACAACTGGCTCAACAAGCTGCGCAACATCGGTTTGAAAGTCCGAGGCAACTTTTTTAGCAGTAACAGTATTCGAAGAAGCTTTACCTTTCAAGGCTTCAATTAGATCCACAACTTCCTGAATGAAGGGAACAACAACAGAAACAATGAAAGTCAGAATCATAGTAGTTTTATTAGACATAATAATTATCTCCTTCCAAAATAGCGACCTCCGAGGAAGCCTATAACGTTTTTGACAGCAGAACCAACACCACTAGCGACAGATCTAGGAGCACCTATAAGACTTTCAAGATTTTTATAGAAATCACGTTCCATACCTGCCATTTCAGTTTGAATATTATCAAAAGCGGCAGCAGAATTAGAACGATTAGCAGAAGCAATGTTGTTTAAAACACCAGAGTTAAGGTAAGAACCCTGAAGACGAAGGTTTTCAAGCTCCAAATTCATCTTTTCAAGCTCATAACCAAGACGCCTTTCATAAGTCTGCTCACGAAGGTTCAAATCATTTGCAAGAATACCATTCTCAAGAACTATACCATGGGTTCTCTGGCGCGTAGAATCGGCTTCTACGGCGTTTTTATAAATTTGAGATA